GAGAAGTCCTTTGAAAAGAAAAAGAACTTGATGATTGATCAAATACAAGGTAAGGTCTATCCGTCATTTCCAACGGTGGTGTGGTGATGTCTGAGAAGTTACTATACGAGGTTAAGGATATGTCTGGAGGCTTGAACGTTGGCACCAGACCTCATTTAATTAGAGATAATGAAGTTCAGGATTGTCAAAACATTGACTTATTACCGGGCCAGGCGGCAACGTGTGATGGATACGGATTGTTAAATTCCTTGTCGGCAGAAAGAATCTATAACTATGCTAAGAGAGACGGAACAGTTCAACTTGTCCAGCAAGTAGCAGATAAATTATATATTGATGGAACCTTAGTGAAGTCCGGCATTGTCGGGCTTCTTTCTTTTGAGACGTATCAGAATTTATTATTTTGCACTAACATTGAAACATCTTTTATTTGGAACGGGCTTATATCGGTATGGGGAATAGAAAAGCCTGGGACAACCTGTACAGCAACGGTGTCAGGTGATGCTGGATTACCAAATGAGGGACGTTCGTATTACGTAACTTTTGTTAACGATCGAGGTCAAGAAAGTAATCCTTCTCCTGCTTCCAATACTGTCTCTCCTTCGTTAAAAAAGGTTGACCTAACAGATATACCAACTGGTGAATCAAATACCGCCAAACGGAGGATATACGCCTATGCGACCATTGGTAGTACAACAGGAACATGGTTGCTCGTCGAGATAGCGGATAACACAACAACAACGTATACCGACAACATGTCCGGTAGTTCTCTTATTATTGGTAATGCTTTAGAGACTGATAATGATCCACCTACTAAGTCTAGTTATATCTTAGAGCATAAGAACCGGCTGTTCTTGGCACAGGGTTCCTTCCTTTACTTCTCCAAGCTGAATAAGCCAGAATCATTCCCTTTGTCTAACTACATCCCCTGTAATGATGGAGGTGATAGGATCACTGGTATAAAAGTCCTAAATGATTGGGTTGTAATTTTAAAGGAACGCTCGATTCAAATGCTCTCCGTGGAAGGTGAACCGTCTTCTTGGAATTTCAAGACGATTAATGATAGTCGGGGGTGCCCTTATCCGGAAACTATTCAACTTTTGGACAACAATATAATCTTCATGGGCGTTGATGACCTATATCAGATCCAACCAACTTTGGTTCAGGACGAGAGAAGCATAGTCCCAGTTGGTACGAGGATTGAAAGCCTTCTGGTCAATGAGTCATCCCCCATCAGTGTTGACTATGACGGAAGGTATTGGCTAAAGATCAGTAAGTCAATCATAATCTACGATTATAGAAGGAATTACTTCACAAAGTATGTCTTTCCTGATGTTCCGAAGTCCTTTTGTGTGACAACTGCTAATAAACTTCTTTTTGGCACAATCAAGGGAACTATGCAGTACGGAATGAGCAAAAACTTTAATGGCGTAGCAATTAGCTCATTTGTTGTTGGTAAGGACTTCGATATGGGTAGTCGTAGTAGAATGAAAAAAATCAGGAAGATATTTGTTTATTATCGCAAGGAGACTGTTAGTGATAGTATGTATGTCCAATTCGGTACGGACAAGGTTGGTTATGGAGATAAATTAACAATAGGACTAGCTAATGGGTACATGGAATGGGGTCCTAATAGCCTGTGGGGTAGACTATGGGGAGGACAATCGTCTCCGGGTCAAGAGTCTCAAACAATATTTCAGAAAGATAATTACTTTAGAGTGAAGATGGGAAGCGATTCTATTCCTTCTCAGTTTTACGGGTTTGGAATTATCTACAAAATAAAACGAATTAGGTAGGTGGCATAACCTTGGCAATGATACAAAATATAACCAGAGCTAATAACTTCGTTAATGGTACGCCTGCTGACGCTGAAGCTGTAGATGCTGACTTTGATGCACTCTACGAAAAGTTGTCTGAAATATTATATGCGTTTAGTAGCGCGTCGATAGGGGAAAGCATTGCTGAAAAGATGAATTGTGCCCCGATTGACGGACTTATTGACGGTACTATTTACGAAAAGCTGGCTGACATTAAAAGCCAGCTTGGCATTGCGGTTACAGGTACGATACCCAATTCAAGCCTAGAAGCAACTAAGCTAGTTATTGAGCTACAAAGATTCCTTAAAAGCACGCGCAAGGAAAATGCAAACACCATGGCTGTCCACGATAAAAACGGACTAGCTATCCCAGGTACGAATAATATTTATGACTTATTAGATAATACGAACTCGTATTCTTGTGGTAAGCTAGATGCTACAAAGACCATGACAACTATTGCATTGAGCGTTGGAGCTACCAGTATAACAGTGGATGACGCGACCGGAATCGTAGTTAATAATGAGTACACTATTCAGCAATCCGATAAGATGCAAAGTTTTATAGTAACCTCAGTATCTGGAAAAGTACTCACCGTCCCTGCATTAGTAAATCCGTTCGGAGTCGGTGCTATTGTGTATCGATCCAACGTTATACTCGATCAAGGAAGAATGGTATTCGGAACCGTGAGGAGCGCAAATTTCCCTGTCAAGATAACTGACCCATCATTACTTCCTGCAGGGACAGTCAATGGGGTTGCCTATTCTCCTGATGGTAAGTGGCTTGCTGTAGCCAGTGGTTCAACTCCATATCTAATTCTCTATAAAAGAACAGGAGATGTATTCCTAAAACAGCCAGACCTTGATGGAAAACCAACGTCTGATTGTTACTGCGTTGCTTTCTCGAAAAATGGAAAATACTTCACAGTTGGAACTAGTGGTTCAACGACTTCTCATTATAAAATATCAGGTGATGTATTTACTAAGCTCACTCGACCTGTATCTTATCCTGCAGGAACAGTATATGGTGCTGACTACTCAGAGGACGGAACATATCTAGCCCTTTCCCAATCCTCATCCCCGTATTTGGTAATCTATAAAATAGACGATGTTGTTTTTACTAAGCTTGCTGACCCTGAGACTAAACCAACTGCGACATGCCACGGCATTAAATTTTCTCATAATGGAATTTATCTTGCCGTATCGTCGGACGCTTCTCCCTATGTGTTCGTTTATAAAAGAACAGGAGATGTTTTCGATAAGATTAGTAATCCTGAATCATTACCAACTGGTGATGGTGACGCATTGTCATGGGGAAAAAACGATGAGTATTTAGCGGTAGCGCACGAAGTAACTCCGTTCGTTACGATTTACAAAAGGACATCAGACACTTTTGCCAAACTAGCTAACCCATCAGTCCTGCCCACTGGAAATGCGTTCGGTGCGGACTTTAGTAAGGATGGCAGCTACCTAGCGATAGCTCACGCGGTTACTCCTTTTGTCACGATGTATGACAGGCTAAATGATACGTTCTCTGCCCTCCCTAACCCAATTTCTCTACCAGCAGACGATGCGAAGTGCGTTACATTTGGCCTTGATGATTCGTTTCTAACAATTGGTCATGATACTAATCCCTATATATCAACGTATAAATGCGGAACAAAGGTTGCTAATATTGATGTTCGGTATAACGTAGTCCCTGTTGATCCGACAAAGGAAGTCTACGCATGGGTTCACCATGAAAAAGACACCAGTTTTAATATTACGCCTACGCTATCAATCGTTGACTCTGGAAGCGATGAACTATATGCATCAATGGCGCTGAGTACTACAGAAGTAAACGACAATCTGATTATGGATTCAGTAAGAGGTTCTGCTTCTTTATCGAAAAGTAAGGTTACGTTTAAAATGGCGATCGCTAAAGGAGTAAACGTAGATAAGGCTATTACTAAAATACTTGGCTCAGTGGTTTAAGGAGGCGGAACGATGCCAACTACAGCTTATTATTCTAACGATGAGGATTTAGCAAGTGGCAGAAAATACCTTGGTGGAGATGTTAATTACATCAAGTGGACACCCGGGACGAGAATCAAGAAGGGGCAGCTAGGATTAGGTGGCAACGCTGTAATTCCAAACTCTGCTTATTATGGCGGTCAAGCATTGGGCGGGTACGATGCAGAAGGAACAGCTAATGAAATACAGAAATACCAAGGATTGAACAACGCAACAGCAACGGCGAATCTTCAATATGCTCCACAGATTAACCCTATTAGTTCTAAGATTCAAGGGATACAGGCTTCGATGGCTGATGCTGCACGACAAGCAGAAGCGCAAAGATTAGCGGCGAATAACCTATCCTTGGACAATGTTAATCAAATTAGAAGACTACAGGATAGCAACAGGGGACGCACGAATGAGACGATGAATACTCGTGGTTTAATGAATTCTGGCATAAATGATTATGCTCAAGGTCAGATTAATGCCGCCGAGGGTGCAGGGTTACGGAATAACCAAGCTCAGTTATCTCAGACGCTCAAGGGTATTCAGGATTGGTTGAGTGGCGTGCAACAGACCGGACAGGGCAATGTTGCTGACTTAGAGTCTCAAAAGGCCGGATTGTTGGCACAGGTTCCACAGTTGGCACAGAGTATTTATGATAAGCAACAAAGTGACGCTGCGGCTGCAAAATTTGAGCAAGATCAAGCTATAGCCAAGTTAATGGGCATTTATCAAGGTGCCCCAACGTTGGCTGGTCAGGAATTTACTAGAGCTGGACAACAAGCTGATAGGACTTTTGGACTACAAGAAGGAGAGTTACTTGGTAACTATCAAGGACTTCCAACTTTAGGAAGAGAGAGGATGAATCAGGATGTTAATCAGTTCTATCAAAAACAGGCGCAAGATGAAAGTCAATTTGGACGCTCTAATGCAATAGCACAACAAAGGGCTAATTATGATACAGAAGTCTCAACTGGTGGTGGAATTGTTAGTGGTGGAAGTATGCCTAAGGAATATAGTGCGTGGGTAAATGATGCTGCTACACAAAACGGTATCCCCCCTGCTATTCTCGCAGGACTTATTGAGGCAGAATCTAGTTGGAATCCAACTGCAGTTAATAAGACTTCGGGCGCAACAGGATTAGGGCAATTCCTAAAGACTACAGGCGACGAAGAAGGCGTTAACAGAACGGATGCTAAATCATCTATTTATGGCGCTGCTGCTTATCTTGCAAAACGCATACAGCAAGCAGGTTCGTTAGAGGGCGGAGTAAAAGGCTACGGAGAGGGCACAGATGAATATCTCCAAAGGGTGCTGGCTAAGGCTAAGAATTATACAGTGAGTCAAGGAACTGCGGTTAAGTCTGACAAAAAAACTGACTCCGAGAGAACTAGGGCAGCAACCGCAGACGCGATTACGGCAATTCAACGCGATGCCCCTAACATGACAAGGGCTGAATTTGAGAACGCTATGAATAGTATAAAAGCCCAGTTTATTAATGATGGCGTTGATCTAAGAACGGTTCAAGATGTCATTGATAGCGTGAAAACAAAAGATGAATTAGAGGCAGAACAACAAACGGTTAATACGGAAGATAAGCCATGGTGGAGTAAGTTGTTGGGGGGATAACGTATGGGTTACGATTTAATCAGTGCTGGTAAAAAGAAAACTAATACTAGCAACGGATATGACTTGATGCAGTATGTTAAGCAACCTCCGGCAACTACACAGCCTGAGTTCTACGAAAATGCCACTCCTGACTATACGAAATATCTGACTACTTCACATGCCGTTAGTTCGCCTGTTGTTCAACCTACTCAGCCCTCAACGTGGGATCAAGTAAAAGCGGGAGACATTAAGGGTATACTTAATCAAGTAGGATTAGGTTTATCTCAAGGACTAGCCAATACCGGGGCAGCAAAGCAGAATGTAGACATTGCTAATATGCTGACGAATAATCCATTACCGGGTATGGCTGATATAGGTAGGCAACAACTAGCTGGGATACAAACTAATCAGGAATATTTAAAAGCGAATCCCGCCGAGTCTCTTCCTGCAATTATTGGGAAAGAAATTCCTAGCTTGCCTTTGTGGATGGCTGGTGAGGGAGCAGTTGGTGCGTTGGGCAAGGGTATAGGTAAATTGTTCCCCTCTGTTATTCCGGCTGCCGAGAAGGTTGGTTCTAGGATTCCTAGTTTTATCAAGGGTGGTTTGACTGACGCGGCGGCTTACGGCGGAGTAGTAGCACCTACGCAGAATATCCAAGAAGGCGGTAGTATTCGGGATCTTCTTGAGCGAGAGAAGCAGATTCCGAACATTGCATTAGGTGGTGTAGCCGCAAGGGGAGCGTTTAAAGGAATAGGTGAAGGGGCTAAACTTGGTAAAGATGTACTTGGAGAAGGTGGTTCACTCAAGCAAGCATTGGAATTAAGGAAGCTTAATATTCCTGAAATAAAGTCTAATCCTCTTGAGGATGTGCAAAACGCTTACAAAACAACTTTTTCTCTTCAAGATATTAAATCTGCCAATCCTGTCAATCGTTCGGTTCAGCGCGGGACAGAGTTAGGAACATTGAGGGTTAGTGATAGGATTACCCCTCAATATAAAGCTAGGCAATCTGAATTGACGGATGCGTTCAAGGATCTCCCTATAGGTTCTACGAAGACCCCATTGGCACGTAATACCTTGCAGGAGAACATTGATAGCAGTATGGGTATTTCTAAGCCTACAGAGGTCTATCAGGGCTTAGATGCCTTTGGAAAACCCTTGCAGAATTATAAACTTAACACCGATGCCAAGAATACCATAGCCGAGATTACGGATAAGATGGATAAGAAGGTTCAAGATATAGCTAAATCCATGAGGCAAGCAGATGGGCAAACTAAGGTTGACTCTATCCGTAGTCAGGTTAAGGCTAGAGGTGGTATTAAGCAGGGAAACGCCGACATATTCGAAGAACAGAAAGTCATACCAAACTGGATTCGCAATGATAAGGGCGGCATGGCCCTAGATCAGATGGCAGACGAAATGAAGATGTCAGCTGATGAGTTATTGAGGGCTATAGATGATTCGGCGTATAGCAAAAAAGATTATATCACCGAGGCTTATCGTGTAGCGTACAAGGACCCTGAGTATCAGGCGTTGAGCAATACGTTGGACAAGTTGAAGGCTGATTCGCAAGGTAAGGTAAAATTACTTCGTAAGGATAAAATAACCACTCCCGATGATTTCCCATTTCCCATTAAGGATATTCCAATAATTCGTTATCAGAAAGAAGTTGGTCCGGCAACATATTCTGACCTAAGGGGAGGAACTTGGTATAACAGAGTAGACAATGTGCATGGCGAAAACACTGGTTACAATGCCGATGATAGCGCTGTCGGAGGGATGAATAAATTAGCAGAGAATTATACTCCCAAAAAACCATTGTTGGTTAAGGATACGGAATCTGCTGGTGCAGGGGATGCCGCAATCAGGGCGATTAAGGGCGAGAAATATTTAGATGATGTTTATGAGGCATACTTTGATGGTCAGGAATCAATCAATACATTGCTTAGTAAGTTTGGTATTCCTGAACAAGAAGCAACCTTATTAATGAAACATCCCGAACAGCCTCAAGTCTTATTGGATCGCGTTGGAACTGAGTTGGCGAAACAAAATGGCTACGATTCCATAGTCCATACTACCCCTAATGGATTGTATGCCGAGATTGTCAAGTTAGATAGTTCACCCGGTAGAATAAAGGCTATTGATGGTCCTATCAAGCTCAAACCACGCGAACTAACTCCAAAAACTACACCTGAAATACTCCCAATAGAATCATTTAAAAGACTGAAACCTTCAGGTAGCTTACCTGTAGATGAAGTTCCTAGACCTGTCAAGAAACTTACTCCTGTAGCTAAGGAGAAGTTGATTTGGACTAATAAGGATGGTATAGGGAGTTCTGGTGCAAAGATGAAGGATATTCCTAAGAGGGGAGAAGTTCCGGGTAAATTGGAGGTTGGTCCTGCCAAGGTTGAGGGTGCGAAGATTGGTGATGGGATGGATCCGAAGTTGGTTTCGTCCCGTAAAGTAGTAAACGAGGATGTCTTTTGGAATAAGGTTAAATCGCAATCTAAGTGGCAAGGTGACATTCCGTCCTTACAGGAAGGCATTAAATCAGGACAGGTAAATATCGACGAACTTCCCCCTGAAATGGCTAAGGAAGTCAGATTGAAAATGAACTTGCAGATGTTCGGTGCTTCAGCAGATCCTTCTCTTCCTGAACCTCAAAGTAAGATAATTATCGGCAAGCAAAAGGAAAAAATAAACTTTAAAAATGCTTGGGATAAATTTTATACAGCCATTGTTAATACTCAGCAACCTATCGCTAATGCTGCCAAAGTTACTGGGTCGGATATAGGGAAGTTGGCAAGTAATACGAAGAACGTTAGCGGTATTATTGACCACAATTTCTTAACAGCATTAGTTGATAAGCAGGGTAATAAAGTTGGGGAATCTTTAAAGTCAACTGTGGAAGCTATCCCCAAGGGGCAGGAAGAAAAGTTCTGGACCTATATGTCTCAAAGGCATAATATCGACAGGGCAAGGCAAGAAAGCCATGAAGTTCCAAAGGTTGATAAGCAGGGTTTTCTTGTTAAGGATAAAGAGGGGAATCAACTTTACGATACAGTTATTGACAAAAAGCCTACACCAGTTCAAGCTAATTACACATCCAAGATGTCTAAGGATGCCGTAAGAATTGCGGAGAGAGATAATCCTGAGTATAAAGCTATTGGGGATGGCATTGTTAAGTGGCTTGACGATTTTATGAGGACATGGGGTGTGGATACTGGAGTTGTCAATAAGGATATCTACTCATCATTAAGGGAAACATATAAGAGTTATTTCCCGACTCAAAGAGATTTTAGTGAACTTGAAAAAGCAATACCTGATAATGTTTCGCAGAAGTTTGCTAATCAGCGTACGCCGATTCGTAAAGCAACGGGTAGTGAACGCGATATCAAGGACCCGATTGAAAACATTATGAACCTAGTTGACCGGACAATAAGAACAGCAAAATATAATGAAGTTGGACAAAGCTTACTGAACTCAGTTAGGGAGGCACCTGAAAAACTTAAACCACTGGCTGAGGTTATCCCAACAAAGGATGGGATGTTCAGTAATTTAGACAACGTTATTACCGTTCTTGAGGATGGAAAACCTGTTTACCTGAAGATCAACGACAAGATGCTCCTTGATGCAATGAATGGATTGCCGAAGTCGATAGGTAGCATTCCGGTTCTTAGCACTTTGACGAATGGATTTAAGAGTCTAATAACTCAAAAGAATCCATTATTTGCTATTCGTAACATTTTCAGAGATATACCCACATCGTACGTGTACGGCTCGGAATCCAATCCTTTTAAATTCGGCAAAGGAATACTTGGGGCTAGTAAAGATGTTCTAACCAATAGCCAGCGCTTGCAAAAGTATAAGGCGGTAGGCGGTGGAGGTGGTAACTTCTTTTCGAGTGGAGACGTTACGAAGTCGGCTTCTGAATTAATGAATAAGGGAAGCGTTGTTAAAAAGATTGCGATGAAACCCATTAAGGCTATCGAATCGTTTAACACTCTTACCGAGACTGTACCTCGCTTGGCTGAATTCAACCGCGTGCTAGACAAAACAGGCGACATTACAAAAGCGTTGTATGCGTCTAATGATGTTACTGTAAATTTCTCTAGGGGTGGAAACATCACAAAGAATGTAGATAAAATTGCACCGTACGCCAACGCTGGGGTCCAAGGGCTTGATCGCTTCTTTAGAGGGTTTTCCTCTCCCAAGGTTGCACTTGCAACAATGGCTAAGGCCGGGGTTGCTATTACTGTTCCTGATGTTGCACTTTATATGATAAATAGGGATAATCCTAATTATCAGGCGTTGGACAATAGAACTAAGGATAGCTACTTCTTAATTCCCAAGGAGGGCGGAAAAACCTTTATTAAAGTTCCTAAATCAAGAGAGTTGGGCGTATTGTTCGGGTCCCTGTTCGAGAGAAGCATGAGGGTGGCAGAGGGACAAAAGGAACCATTCAAAGGGTTTGGTAATGCTGTTAAGACAAATTTTTCTCCGACCAATCCATTTGATAGCAATTTTTTCTCACCAGCAACGTTTAATATTTATACCAACAAAGATTTCGCTAATCGCGCAATCGTACCGCAAGGTATGCTTATGGATAAACGCTCTAAATATCTTCAGTATGATGATAAGACTACGGAAATTGCAAAGGAAATAGGAAGATTAAGCACTAACATTCCAGGGATACCCGGTGGATTATCTCCGAAACAATTGGATTATTTGGTTAAGTCGTATAGTGGGGTAATTGGCCAATTCGGTACTCCTTTATTAGTTCCCGGTGGAAGTCCAGGCAAGGTTCTGTCTACTCAATTCTCTGCCGATCCGAAGTTTAGCAATCAAGCGACTACAGACTTCTACGACAAACTAGATAAACTCTCGTCGGCAGCCGTGGATAAAAACATCCTTGAGAAGATACCTGCTAAAAAGTTAACCAAAGAGGAAGATATTAAGAACTCTATGGTTGGCGTAAGTTCAGCGTTAAACAGAGGAACTAAACTGATAAACAAAATTCAGGCTAGTTCTGATCCTGACAAGGAATCCAAGATTAACACTATCAAGTCTCAGATGCTACAACTGACCATGAGGGCTAATTCCGCTAAGGACGCGAAGGCAATGCAGCAGGTAGAAACTTATTCCAAGAAGTTTTTTACAAAATAAAAGAGAGCAAGGTATTTAGCCTTGCTCTCTCCTGTTAACTATGTTTATTTTTGTAATTGTAATCAATTTCATTCTGCATTCTCTGGATCGAGTCTCCACTTTTATTAAAGGGCGGGAATCTCCTGTCTAGCTCAGCATAAATTGATTTATGGGTTTTGTACCACATTCCTATTAGTAAAACAAAGGCGATCCACCAAGGTAATTCCCCAAGACTAGGCAAAATAGCCACTGAAACTATTGTAACGAGGTAAAGTATTAATCCTGATACGATCATCATTAGTATGTATGTAATTCCAATTACTTTTTCCCAAAACTTTCTAGAAAGCCAATCGTCGTCACTCATATTATTACCCCTAATCCCATTTTTAATATTCTATCCTTTATTTTAACTTCCGCCCCTTTTACCACATTATACACAAATTAAAAAAGCAATATATCAATTCGACAGGATAAGCTAAATCCCCACATCTTACGAGGATATGGGGCAAGCACTTATGCTTTTTGTGCCATGATATTCTGCAACAGTTGAACGGTCTTTGCGTTCCAATAGATTTGGAATCCCTCCCATTTGCTATTTCCAGTTTGCTTGGACGAATCCTGCATAATTCCGTATTCCTTGCCTTTGTCGGTCAAATGCCAAGGGTTAGTCTTAACCAGTCGCTCCTTTCCTTCTCTTTTTCCAGCTTCTCTGATACCATACTGTAATCCGATTTCTTCAAGAAGGAGATTGACTTGATTTGCCTTGAGTTTTAATTTATCTCCTATTTGACTAGCTGTAAATATTTCAGCTTCTTCTTGATCTACAGCAGGAAGGAGTCGGCGATAACTATCAAGTGATAATCCTGATTGATGTTCCACCCTGGCAATTGCAACGGCAAGAGCACGTTCTGTTCTAATTCCTGCTGCTTTTGCAAATTCCTTAGCAAAACGGATTTCTCCTACAGCAATTTTATCCCAAGTAGGGATGGGTTTAGTCTTGCGACCTTTCATGGTTTCCATAACGTGGTAGTATTCATCAACTAGTGATTCGTAAGCATTCCATGCTGCGTCTGTGTTTAGTGATTTAGCATGATGCCACGCACCTTTTTCGGTCCAGAGGTAGAGCTTATTAACATTGGGCGCGATTCCTAAACAATCGTGTTCGCGCTTAAACGTCCTTAATGCATCACCTTCTATACAATAGTAGTGTTTACCTTCGGTGAATCGGTCGGAATTGTTCAGAAAATTATTATTGATCATTTTAATTGTTGCTCCATACGACTCGGATAATTGCTCACTTGTTAAAATCCTCTGCCCTTGATAATCTACTGGAACTATCGCGCTCATTCCATCTCTCCTTCCTTACCAAATGAAGCTATTTCCTTCAATATCTGCATTCCGTCATACAGACCCTGCTTATAAGCGTCTTCAATGCCTATGGCGTGTCTTGAAGAGGTCAACTCTTCTATTTCAAAAATTAGCTTCTGATTCTCCGGGCTAAGTATATGCATGACATGGGCGGTCACTGCATCCAGCTCCAAGCTTTTAGTTATATGGTCAGGGTTTAAGAAAGTTCTAGAACCAGCCAATTCAAACGCTCTTTTGTTAATCAGTAGAGAAACGATACTTTGCTTACTCGACATATAATTTTCCTCCTTTTAATTAGCCCTTGCCAAAGGAGTTTACTGCTGTTAAGATTAAAGCAGATGATCCTCTTTGGAGGGTGGTTTTTGGGAAGTCCGAATCTCTTGGTTGGGGGAACGGACTTCCTTTAGTTTTGGCTTTTTTGCCGTTCAAGCCATTTTTGAATGTCTGATTCTCGATACCGAATACTCTTACCGCTGCCAATGTATGGCATGCCTTTACTTCGCCACTTCCACGCTGTTCCGTGAGTAATTTTTAACCATTTGCATAATTCAGAAGTGGTTAATAGCTCGTTCATGACTCGCCACCTTTCATTCGTATGATACTGCTTACATTTATATGATACTCTATTATATCCACATAGTCAATACTTTTTCGGAAATATTTCAAAAAAAATAGCACCTATATTCTAGGCACTTCTCTGCTTCTATTTATATGAAGTAAAAATATATACAACCCTAAAGATCTTTGATATAATAATATCAACTAAATAAAACGAAGCCACGAGCGGTCTAGAGAACCGCCAGCAGCTTCTAGCGTTAACCTGAAAAAAGCAGGAAAACACTTAACTTATTATACTTCACTAGGACAACCTAGGGCAAGTGTAAATTAAGGAATTTTCAGCTACAGACCGTTAGAAGTTTGTAGCTTTTGTGATTCCTAGTGGAAGTATAAGCACACTTTAAACTATACGGGGTTGGTGGCCCCTCTAAAACAAACTGCCAACACGGACTAGGCATTACTCGTTATGCTGTGGACTCCGTGGAAAGGCGATGGCTGCCTTAAAGGTCAGGTGTGGAAGTATCGGTATGGGGCATGTTCATATACCACCTCTCGGACGATCTTGAGAGAGTAGAACATGTTGCGAAAGCAAGTGACAACGAGGTCTGGGCATAATCCGATACCCGATTAGACGGATAAAACTTAGATTTACTCTCTTACTCGTTTAGAAATACAGAAAAAATATGTGTTTCTATTCTGAGTAAGGGGGTAACTATCTAAACGTTTCCGTCCCCTCTTACCGGATCTTAATTAGAACGACGAAGTTTACTAGTTATAAAAGGAAATACACTGAAAAAGGAGGAACCACATGGACCACTTCGACAACGCATCCGGCCCAGAACAACGGTACCGCAACGATCTACTCAACGAACTACGCATGCAATCCTCTCTGCTAACCGAACTAAAAGAGCAAAACAACCTACTCAAAGACCTAATCAAACTCCTGCAAACTCCAAAACCTGACCAGCCAAAAGTAGTGAAGCGTGTTCCATCTAAGAAGAAAGTCGATGCAATAATTAAGAGGGGGCTTTAATATGACAATACATTTAGGTGATGAATTCGGGAATGAGTACAATGCGAGTAATCCTGTTCCTACTTCTATTACTGGTAGTTTAGCGAACTACATTATCCCTATGATGGATTTGTTAGCATGGTCAGGGTTCACTAACCAACCTGCTAATGATGGGGTTGAGGTTGTTAGTAATTCGGCTTCAGACGTTGGAAAATGCACAATATTTGGTACGACAATTGGTACTGGGGTTTTCGCTTATGAAACCGTAACCCTTAACGGCGTAACTGCTGTCGCCACAACCAAAGTCAATTGGGGCAATGTTTACGGTATTTTTATGGGCGATATCTATGGTCAAAATATTACTCCGTTAGTCGGAACATTAACTGTCAGGGAAGCAAGCGCAGACCAAACCATTACAACCCTTGCCGCCAATGTGATAAGTAAAGGGATGGTTGCCTTTGATTTAACAGATAAACAAATCATTCTCAACGTCCACTCAGGAAACGTTTGGAAAAACCATGTAGTTGTGACTGCTGCAAACGGATTCAAGATGAATATCACAGGTGGAAACATTAAAGAGGAACGAGTGTCAAGTATGCTCTATCTCATATCTGATACCACAGGGGCCACGGCACAAATTGAAGTGCTGGCGTAGGTGATAATATGGGATTAAGGAGAAGTTTTAAGCCAACAAATAGTATAGTTAATGGTAGCTTTGAGTACAACCTTAACGAATGGACAGTTAATGTAGGTGGTGGAACTATTGAAGCATCTATCGCAAAAGCAAAGGACGGTGTAAAGTCTACCCGTATAGTATGTGCAGCACAAAGCGTCTACGAGTATCAAGATTTAGTGTTTACGGATGGAAACATAATATATATAAGCCTGTGGGCATATTTAGCCAGCGGCACTATAACGTCTAATGTTCCTTCAATTGTTTATGATTATGGATCTTACCTTAATGGTGCGGTTATCACATTTGCAACGCTTGATGCTAATTGGAGACGAGCTAGTGCCATAAAAGTTGCAACAAGTGGTGGGGTAAGGGTAAATATTGGACGCACATCTGCTCAAACGGCTGAGTATTATGTCGATGCTATAATGGCAATTGATCTTACAGCCTTATTCGGTGCAGGTAAAGAACCAACAGTGGAGTGGTGTGACGCTAATTTACCTGTATGGTTCGATGGCACAATGTCAGGCGTAAAAATGGGTGGAATAGGAGGGCTGAAATGAGATTAAGAGATGGTTGTATTATCGTTTGTGATTGCGGATCTGAATTGAATCCTGAAATCACAACCCCACAGGATTTTATTAAATATGTTGATGGAGTTGCAACTTGTTCAAATTGTGGAGAAAATGGAGAAATAACCTTCCTAGATACAGGGGATATTGTAATTCCGCAAGGCCCATCGTTAGAGGATAGAATTACCGCCATGGAAGATATAATTATGGAATTATTAGTATAAGGGAGGATTTTAAATGTCAATAATTCAACCTATGTCAACGGTGTATTACAATTTTTATCTAAACATGTGGATTATGCGAAGAATAACTTCTGAAGTATTGCAAACTAAAGTGCCGAAGTATCTTACCCAAGAAGAGTGCGATATGATTTTGGCAACACCACAAATTTAACCTTCGCTAAAGACTACATTATACGGCACACCACCCCCCCCCCACAGAAAAATATCCAACATTTGTATTTGGATCAAAACTAACTCATAAGGGGGGGCACTCTAGAAATCGAGTGTCCTTTTCCTATGACTCTTAGAAAGTGGGTGTGTTATTGAGGAAACCACTAATAATCGTCTTAATAATCATCTCATTTTTAGCATCACTATTCCTATATATTCACAGCATGGGTTCACCTTCGATCAAAGTCATAGGCAATAACAACGTTTCAATTATCGGAGATAACAACTCAATGGGCGCTGAGAGGATAGACTTGAATAGGGCGTCACGGGAGGCTTTAGAGAGCTTACCAGGGATTGGGAAGGTCTTGTCTGCTAGGATCATAGAGGGACGTCCTTACAACGATCTGTACGCGCTTGACCGCGTTAAGGGTATCGGGCCTAAGACGATACAAGCTTTAGAGGGAAAGGTTGTGTGTAATTAAATGGATGTTGCGACAATTGTTGAGGCGTGTATCAGATTAGGGGTAATTCCCAGTCTGTTCATATATCTACTCTTCGATACCCGAAAAGAGCACGCCGAGCAGATAAAAGAGGCACATGACAGGGAACGGCAACTCATGGAGAGTCTAGCTAAGTCAGACGGTGTTCTTGAAAACTTCGCTGCCAGCCTTAATAAGATAGGCGAAACGCTCAATGGCATGGACAGAAGCCTTAGTTTCCTGCAAAAAGATGTTGAAAATTTGAAGAACGCGTGAGGTTATTATTATGTTACTAAGAACACAACCCATCAAATACGTTGACTTGCACCACACAGGCGGTCATGAACAAAATACCCAAGCCATCAGAGAATACCATGTCAACGTTCGTGGCTACGGTGATATTGGCTATAACTCAGTCATCGAGTCAAACGGAACAGTTGGAGTTGGTCGCGATACTAAATGGGCAGGTGCTCACGATCCCGGCATAGTTCCGGGCGAACCCTATCCCATGAATCAACTTGCTTATGCAATTTCGCATATAGGCGACTTCATGAAAGAAGAGATGAACGAAGTTCAATTTCAAGCGTCTATGGCTGAGTGTGTGAGGGTTTGTAAGCTCTACAACGTACCCTCAAGTGGTGTCAGGCGACATAAGGACCAATACGCTACAGATTGCCCAGGGGATAATTTCCCCTACAAAAGATATATCACAGAGCTGGACAAAAGGTTGAAGGGGGGTGATGAAGTGCTAGAAGTAGCAATCTTAAAGTTTTCGGCAGAAGATGAATGGGCCGCGAAGGATATCGATGCCAAACTTGGAGGAGTGGCAAACTTTACGCGGCAGGGGGCTGGTAGGATTATTCCGAAGGACGCGATGGCGGCGAAGCGTTTGATTGTGGTGGGTGGTCCTACTACGAATCATCCCAATGAGGTCCTTTTAAGCGGAAAAACGAAATTTGATACAGCCGTAGTGGTCGGAAAGTATTTGGGTTGAGAAAGGACATTTTATGGATGAAGATTATGTCGAACAGCGTGAAGTGATTGAAATGAGTGATGTCATCAAATTAATGAAGGATTGCAATGACATCAATAAGCGCTTCATGTGGGTTATCGCTATTGCGTTAATATGCTTCACAGTTATGGTTGGCAGCCTTGCCGGGTTTTATTTCTTATCTGGCAACCATTCCGGAGTAGATCAAAAGGCAGTTCAGTCCGAAGGGCGACAAGAAGTTCACCAGAGTATCATAAAATAACCCTATGGTAAGGGGTGTTGGAAATTAGGAAAGAATATCGTTGTAAGAAATGTAATAAATTATTGGCGATCGAGGTAGACGGACAACTTCAGATCAGGTGCGTCCAGCGCGGGAAACATACTGACGGACACAAATGCGACACAATTTTAACTATTCCACTAAATAGGATAATGTAGACTTCGCGGCGCTCCTTTATTTTAGGAAAGGAGATAAAATATGCTAGATTTACTATTTCCAGAAATTTCAGCAACTGCAGGTAATTACAGCGATGGCGTAGTTATCGGGAATATCGTGCGTTCTAATGTTGTTGGAGCGTTTACTAGTTCCGTAATCCTTGATACAATATACGCATTGAGAAAAGAAAGTGTAGTTAGCGGCGAAAATGTAGGGGATCAGTTCTTGGATGTATCAGCTAATGCTATAGGTAATGTAGTGAATGGATTTGAAGCATTATCTGGGTCAGAATTATGGTTAGCATCTACAAAAGATATTTGTGAAATATATGTACAAATAGATACTCCAGGCGTGTACACGGGAACTATGTCTGTCCAAGAAAGCATAGATGGAGAAACCTTGGTTGACGTTGGAAATTTAGTCGATGGTTCAGATGGTTTAAGAGCATCAGCAGGTATATACAAAATAAGTTTTGACGATAACGATAACCGAAAGGCAATATCTCCGTTTTTCGGAGCGACAAAAAGGAAGTATATTGTCATAAGTAGGAGTTTGACAAGTTCCCCCCAAACCCCACTTTTAAGAAGATTATGGTTAGCTTGTTCTGATAATTCAAAGGAGTATTTAGATTTTACGGATGCTGAAAACCAAGATCTTGCAGATCCTATAGATCAATCTTTTGTAGATTTAACCGTAATACCGAATATAGACGCTGACACAAACTTAGGTTTTTCCGGATTAACTATGGGATTTGACAGAACTGATTATCGAGCAGTAGATAATACGTCCATCGTGCCTATTCATGAGTATTATGCTAGTGATGAGACGTGGAAACCTCTGCAAAATGTTGTTGATCTATCTAACTTTCATACAATTGGACCAACTAATTACGGTGATCCTACTGTACTTACTAAAGTAAGGTGGACTGTCCCGACAGATTGGACAGCTAAACCACTTACGTTTGCACCTTCAACAACACCTGTGACAGCCTATTGGTACAGGGACAGAATGGTTTCAATAGGTACGTATACCTTATATGCTACTCCGTTGTGGCGAGCTAGGTCGTTGTCATTTGGGAGTAGTCTGGCTTATGGTATATTTCACGCGAAAGCAAGTAGTTATTCATATGTAACGTTTGAAATTGGCATAGCGAGTACCACGGACATGATTGTATCCTTCGTTAATGCAATCACAGGTCAGGCAAGAAGCGTTACGATACCTCAAAACACATCTTCAAGTGGCTCAGTCACCGGGGGAAGGTTGGATTTTGTAACTCCTTTGGAAATTGGGGCAGGTCAACATTTATTAATTTCGCATATTTCAGGATCCGGTAATTTGCAGGATGTTCAATTACGAATAGGTTAATTTTCATAAGTCTCCCGAAATCCTTCGAGATTCAAAGATTGAATTAAGGGAGGTAATAATATTGCTTGATCTACGCTTGCCAGAAATATCGTCAACATCTGGGAGTATGAGTGACGGAGTGTCTATTGGAAATATCAATAGAACTCAGCCAGTAGCGGCATACAACAACCTACTACTGTCAACTGAAATATTTGCTTTAAGAAGAGATACAGGAACAAGCAACATCTTTACAGATTTGTCTTCAGAAGCCATAAGTGAGGTTGATAATTCATTCCTTCCGTGGGGTGATGATGCTGCGTTCTCATCAGGAGATGAGATATGGATTTCAGATGGTGACAAGAACATAAACGAAATTTATGTTCAAATTACAACTCCTGGGGTATGGACCGGAACCGGATTAAGCGTCTTAGAGAGTACAGATGGAGAGACGTTAGTTTCTGTGGGCAACTTAGTAGATACATCTAATGGGCTGAGAAATGCAGCAGGGGTATACAAGATATCATTTGATATTAATGCAGCTAATAGAAAGTCCATCGCACCATATTTTGGTGCAACAAAACGAAAGTATGTAGTCTTGAGGCCTAACGGTCTTACGTCAAAAACTACTTCTCCCAAATTAAGGAGGATATGGACCACTAGCAGCGAAGGCGCTAATGAATGGACAGACTACACAAGCATGGTTACTGCAGACTTAACGAATTCTGATTTTGGTTCCATAGCCAATAATACAATTTTCCCCGTCATTGGTAGTGAGTCAAGAATTGGTTACTCAGGATTAACAATAGGGGTGTATGATGCTATATACAGGGGTATACCCAATAACTACACTGTAGTTAGGGAATATTTAGCGTCTGACGACACTTGGAAAACTCTACCAGACTATGTTGATCCGGGTAATAACTTCACAACAGTGTCAACTACGTATAGCGCGACTCCTACCTATTTATACAAGAAGTGGTCAATTCCCTCGGATTGGGCAGCCAAAACCCTTACGCTTCCTCCGTCTACAACCCCAATTACAGCATATTGGGTGAGAAGGAGAATAACAGCCGTTTCGACCTATGGTCCCATACCTATATACTTGTATCGTAGGAGGTCGTTGTCTTTTGGTGCAGGGTTAGCTACGGGGATTTATTTCCGCAATGCTGTTAATTTTAATTATCTGACTTACTCAATCGGGGTACCATCAACTAGCGCGACTGTGGTAGCGTTTACTAATTGTATTACAGGGGCTAGTCGTTCGGTAACTATACCCGCTAACTCGGTTGACTCGGGAGCTCTAAGTGATGGTAGGTTGGATTTTAGCTCGGCGCTCAATATTGGGGCCGGAGAAATGTTGCTTATAAGCCATATTTCGGGTACAGGAGTTTTGCAGGATTGCGAATTCCATTTAGACCCTCAGTAAGAAATATGGGAAGAAGTCGCGGGGGCAAGGCACAAAGCCAAGCTATTACATTATGGGGTAATTAATTAAATATCTTTACGCAGGTCTCGAACCTCTGAATTAAAAGGGGGTTTTTTCTTTGAAGAAAGGTTTTTTGACCGTAGCATACCCGCAAAATGCAACAGAACAGGCAGCGGTACCCGTAGGACAGTTCGCTATACTTCCTGGTGAAAGTGAAGTCAAACAGAAATCAGCCACAGGAGAGATATCATCGGTCGGAGGTGGAGGAGTTGGAGGTAAAGCACAACTCACTACTGCTGGCAGTAATGCCTTAACCTATTCCTTGCACAACGGAAAAGAAGTTCACTGTGAGGCAGGAGTAACAGCCGTTACAATGGCATTGGCTGATTTCCAAGTAAGTGGAGAGAATGTCTTTGGTTCGTTTTATCTATTCAACTATACAGGGTCTCCATTGCCACTTAGTTTAACTGGTTTGTGGTTTGGAGGTATCAGTGAGGATGGAGAAGCAGCAAACGACTTATTCGGAGCAGGAACGTTAGTAACAATTCCTCATTCCATGAAAGCATTGGTTATATTCGATGCCGATAAGTATGTAAGGGCTTCAATTTTAGGTAGTGAAGTAACGCAAACCGAACTCAATTCAAAGCTAACTAATATTGTTTCTGCAACCGATAAAATATTAGGACGTTCCACAGCAGGAGCAGGAGCAATTGAGGAAATAACTTGCACCGCAGCAGGTAGAGACATACTTGATGATGCTGATGCAGCAGCACAAAGAACTACTCTAGGGCTTGGAACGTTGGCTACTTTATCAACGGTAGGTTCAACCAATATCACAGATGATTCTGTAACAAATGCAAAACTAGCTGATATGGCTGCAAATACCATTAAAGTTAATGCAACAGCTAGTGCGGCTAATCCAACAGATGTTACTCTTGCTGCTAATCAATTCTTAGCAAGATCAAGTATAGGTAATGTCACAGCATTAACATTAACAGATACAGCCATTTCACTACTTGACGATGCTACTACAACGGCAATGAGAACTACTTTGGGACTTGGTGCACTTGCGACCAAAAATACAGTCGTTTCAACTGATATGTTCGATGGGATCGCAATGAGAAGGAACGAACTTAAGCGCAGACTTCCTAGGTGGAGTTCAACTGTTCTTGCAGTCGATTGTAATGGAGATTTTACCGACTTATCAAACGCACCAACAACTCTTACAACTACAGGTACCGTTGCATTTGTAGCTGATACTAACGGAATTGGTACTCAAGTCGCAGACTTTGCAGGTGCTAGTAATTCAGTAACCGAAACCGCAATAGACTTAAATGGTCATTCGTTTTCGTTAGCATGTTGGTACAAGAAAGCCGCCGTTGGTGATTTTGGGTATATTATAGGGCAAACAGGTGCGGGAGTCACTAATAACACAATGCTGTTTGGATATAATGGAGTGGCAGGAACTTTTAGTCTTGTATTTTGGGGGAATGACTTAAACTACACATCTGCACCGAACGACACGAATTGGCATCATGCAGTTGGAACTTACGACACGTTGACTAATATCCAGGCTTTGTATATTGACGGTGTTTTAGTTGCAACGAGGACTTCCACATCAGACTTATTATCTAATAAAACTATATATATAGGTCGTTCGGAAAGTAATGGAGAATGGGGAGGACTTGTTCAACAAGCAGTTATTTGGGATAATACTGTCTTGACGTCTTCTGAAATTTCTTCACTCTATTCAAAGGGTGATTTAACATCATTTGGACAGTTAGCGAATACAAGCAGTAGTGTAGAATCATTTTTGTTAAATACAGGTATTGCTAAATTATGGACTCCTAGCGACTTAATTCGTGCAATTGATATTGACTTTTCAAGTTCTCCACTTGGAACATTGACTACCATAACAAATACTGGCTCACTTGGTGGAAATGCAGCACAAGCAACAGGTTCAAGGCAACCAGTGATAATAACTGATTTAAATGGAGTTAAATGTTGCTCGTTTGATGGAATAGACGATTTCCTAGAGAGTAGTATTGCATGGCCGCTTGGTACTCACTACGCATTATTTGCAGTTTATAGATACGTTGCAACTGGTCAAAATAAAATGATAATATCAGACGTTCACACACCAGATGGTAATATTAGTTATTGTATGGGTTTTGACAATGCGACCGGAGAACATACTTCAACCGCAAATTCCATTGGTGGAGCGCACTTCAATGGTTCTTGGAGAGCTGGGGCATCTACCGGATACACAGCAGGTAATTTTGGATTCCACTTTGCGCAGTATGACGGTGTAAACATTGCAAATAAATCAAATGGTGGGACTACTGTAAATACAGCCCAAGTATCAGACCCGGCAGGTGCACAAACAACACTCACAAGAATATGCGCAGATTGGAATACAGCTACTGTTGATTATTCAAATGTTCGCATATTTAGAATATTAGGATTTGTAGCAGGTGCTGGTCTTTCCGCCGATACTATAGAACGGCTAGAAGGTTGGGCAGCTTGGACTCACGGACAGCAGGCACTACTTCCCACAACGCACACCTATAGGTACAAAAGACCCCTAGTTTAATAATAACGGCTGTCATTCGTGGCAGCCTATTTCCTTAAGGTGGTGAAATAGGTGAGAAGCGGTTTCGCTGGAATATATTACCCTCAGACAGCAACTGAACAAACAAGCGTTCCTATAGGTAAAATGGCCTTACTATCAGGCGAAACGGTAGTAAAAGTGAAACTAAGCGATGGAACATTTATCCCGTTAGGTGGCATAACCGACATTACTGACTTTGGTAGGGACTTAATTGACCTGCCGAATATAACAGAGCTAAAGATATTGTTAGGTACGGCTACAGCATGGCAACCAACGGCATTGACTAGGCGAGTAGATGTTGACTTTACTAATGTAAGCCTTGGAGCAATTGCAAGCATAACTAACACTGGTTCTGTCGGAGCAACATTTTATCAAGCAACAGAAGCCGACAAGCCTACAGGCATAGATTTCCTGACATATAGGGGAGCTTCATTTGATGGAACTAATCATATGACAAGTGAAAATGCATGGAACGTAACAGCAAACTATGCGTTCTTTATTGTGTTTTCTTATGATGCAGAACCACCAGAACAACAATACTTATATAGTGGTTTTTCTGTACTTACTAGCAAGGTTCCTCATACTGTCGGGTCTCGTAACACGTCAGGTAATCTAATAGGAGCAGCACACTTCGTTAACGATGTATGGCATTCAGGCAACGGAAGCTCGGCTAATTATGGCAGCATTGACTTTGTGTATTGTTCTTATGACGGTGCTAATTTTCATACTAAATTCAATGGTAGAACAGATTCTTTGGTAGCGGATGCAACAGCTCCAGACGTTGGATACAATACACTTGGAGTTATTGGTGCATCTGATGAGTATGACAAAAATCTTAAAGGTAAAATTTTTAGGGTTATAGGATTTTCTTCACATCAATCTGATGCTGATATAGCCAAAATGGAAGGATGGGCAGCGTGGGCATTCGATAGAGTTAGCGAATTGCCAACAGGACACACATACAAAACCATTAGGCCAATAATATAAGGCGGCTTTAAATGAGTCGCCTACTTATTTTTAAAGGGAGTGATAACTTGAAAGGCACTAAAAAATGCACAGAAAACGAAACTAAGCACAAAAAAGAACTATTAAGAATGTCTTCTGAAAATCGACGGCATGGTTTAGCGACCGTTAAACTTGCCAAAGAAGAAGCAAAGGCCGCTAAACCGGGTAAGTCTACTAAACCAATGAAGCCCACGAAAACTATGAAGATGGGCAAATATTAGGAGGTATACATGTTAGAACGACTTAGAAGACCTGCACTGGCAATAGCTATTTTAGGTTCCGTGAAATTGGTGACTGACACGTTTGGGATATCAATATTAACCAACGAAAGCATTAACGCTATCGCCAATGGTGTTGCTGCAGTTGCTACTATTGTTGGGATTCTGATTAATCGAACAACTACAACGGAATAAAATATTTTCCTTCCGAATAATCCCTTCTGTTCTTAATTGAATGGAGGGGATTATTTTTTATGCCTAAATATAGGACATACGGGGTCTTTATTGCTTGTATTCATACACAGTAAGTAGTATAATTAACGTATAGAAAAGAGGTGTTTTAGTGAAAAGGATTGACTTGACCATCACAGACACACAGCGTGAATGGTTGGAGAAACTAGCTGAAAAATTAGGAATAAGTAAATCTGAGATTGTAAGAAGAGTTTTAGATAAGGAGATGAAAAAGAAGTGACATCTAAAGAAGTGATGGAGTTTACTATGTTCGGTTCAGGTATTTTATATTACGCAGCGTTTTGTTTCTATCGTCAATGGATGCAAAATAAAGAGGAGATGAAAAGGAAATGAGGACGATTGATTATCCAACCAAAACTCAGGAAGAATATGACCAAAGCTGGCTTGAGCGCAGGAAATTAAGAACGGATAACAAAGCCCTTCACAGTTCTAAAGAGAGCGTTAAGGATGATGAATTATCCACAGAAATACTTAATTACTGGAACTCAAAAGGAATAATTGTTCATCGTAAATACTCAAAAAGAACGCCACTTATACTAAGAAAAATAATTAAGGATTACTCTAAGGAAGAGATATTAAAAGCAATTGATAATTATGTAACAGTTATCAACGATAATAAATATTTGTTTGATTACAAATGGAGCCTTGAAACATTTTTGCAAAAACCAAACGCTTTTCCTGATTTTGTAGATGGAGGAAGCAAGTGGTTAAGTTATCTGGCGTCTATAACCATAAAAGACAAACCTAGAAAAGAGCAACCGACTTTAATTATTGGACCGAATGATAAGGTTATAATTGCCAGTAGCGACTTTCATTCTATTGAAGAATCATACTTAGCGATGATTGACGCTTTTAACCGTATGCCATACGGTGAATACTTACAGACTTCTCATTGGTTACATTTTAAAGGAGAAGCATTGAAAGATGCAGGTTTTAAATGCCGAACGTGTTGCAGTAAAGAAACTGTCCTGAATGTACATCACAATAATTATAGTAATCGCGGTCGAGAGACATTTAATGACGTTGTTGTGTTATGCGAAGTATGCCACGCCAAATTTCATAATAAAGAATAATATTAATCATTTTGCTACAGAAGGGATTATGGCTAACCTGGTATTTGAGGCAGGATTACGTTAGGAATAAGCGAAGGAGATGTATAGATGAGAGTCTACAGAATGTGCAATATGGACCACGGCTACGGTCCGATAACAACAAATGAAGATGATTGCATAGTGGAAATCGAAGAGGATTTAAACGAAAACGGAGAAAACGAGGAACAGGATTACATTAAGTCCAACTTACCCAAAATTAAGAAATCCCTAAAATCATTACCCATAGTAGGAGATATTAACGATGCTATTGCGATTGTTGTTTTCGGACCATATATGATTCAGGCTGAGGAAATGACGCAAGAGGAATATGATAGTTTTCCTGAGTTTGATGGGTATTAATTATTAAAGAAATAAAGAGAAGGAGGAAGTAAGCATGGGAATAACAATAAGTTCAAAAAGGCATAGTTGCGACATGGGGTATGGTGGTTTCAATAGGTTCAGGAACGTGGTAGCTGAAAAGGTTAGTAAGAAATTTAGTGAACATTATGTAAGAATGGATATACCAGAGGTTATGTTTTTAAGCGGAAGCAATAGGCAGGATTTCTTTAAAAAGTATAACGCAACCACAGAGGAACTTATAGAGCAAAAAGAAGTAACGGAAGAAGTTGCTAATTTCTTATACCAAACGGATTGTGGCGGAAAGATAGACAGAAAGCAAGCCAAGGAAATTTATTCACTGATTAAAGAGTACGACGATAATATTAGCTTTGGTTATTCGGGCAGAAAAGATTGTGCCAAAATGTCAGACTTGAAGAATGTTTTTTCCGACGGCACAAAGGTTGAATGGAGTTAAATTGAAGTGTTAGGACATTTGATAAATAAGTGAAGGATGAAGAAGTAGGATGAGGGAAATTAAGTTTCGCGGCAAAAGGGTTGATGGTGGGGAATGGGTTGTAGGCTTTATTGAACTTCACTTGATTGACGGTGATTTGACCAAAATAAAGCAGGACGCATTCATTACTTACGATTACATGGATAAAATAGGAAAAGTTTATCGAGATAGGTTTGATGTCATCCCTGAAACAGTCGGGCAGTTCACAGGATTTTTCGACGATAATGGCAAGGAAATTTATGAGGATGATATCTTGACTCAGAAAGGTTATTGGCCATTAAGAATAGAGTTTCAAAAAGGTATTATGTGGGTCCGTGACTTAGAAAGAGTTCGCTATAACAACTTAATATTAAATACACCAATTGCGCTGTTTGACTTTAGCGGATACAAGATTATTGGAAATATTCATGACGACACTGAATTATTGGTGATTTGGAAGGAGAAAATAACCGAATGAAAGAAAATAAGGAAGCGATTAACTTAAACACTCCCGACTATCTAAAGGGATTGCATGACGGTTATATAAAAAATCGTACAGATTACTTCGAGCAATACGGAAATTTAGTAGCGGAACTAGATAGCCAAGTTCCAAGACAGTATATTATTAAGACGGAAACAAAAAGCGAAATGTACAGAGCGTTGAAAGCGTGTGAATATTATTTATGTAGAATGTCATTTGTTGACGAGGAATTATTAGAGATGGTTCGAAATGCGTTAAGGGAGGCGGATGGCAAAATATGAACTGTCAATCCTGCAACGAACCAACTAAATACATCCTTGGACTATGGGATGGATCAAACGGAACTCATGGCGCAATATTCGACTGCCATAATCTAAG